CACATTCTGGGCAGTGACTATTGTAATCATCATCTTCACGCATATCGCTACGCATACCTACCCAGCCGCATTCTTTGTTATCACAGATAGCATCTACTGGTTCTGGCGGTTGATTAACCCACGAGCTTGTGTCCCAATTGTAGCCACTCCAAGTTTCTACTCCGGAGATTGGGTTAAACTTGCCGTGTTCCCATTCACCAAACTCTGAACCATTCCAATATGCTGTGCCATACGTTGTTCCATAATTTTTCCAAACACAGCTATACCAACCTTCTACGGTAGGTTTAACTTTTGCAAACTTGAACTTGGGAGACTTCTCCCAGTCACTTGGACTTGTTCCTATTGGAGGATGACCCCAATCTTTTTCTTCTGGAGAATAGCGTTCCCAATTTCCTTGATCGTCGGTAATCAAGACCATGTTCATGTCAGAACTTTTGCCGTCTGTGCTACCACCCCAGTTGTCAATGTCTTCACCGTCGTAGGTCACGCTGGTAATAATATCTTCTCCATCGAACTCATCGTAGTTTAATTCTAATTTCTCAATATCAAACGGTGCACGGAGTTCGATTTCACCTTCAAAGAATGTGCCTTTTTCGTTGCTTGATCCAATAAACACCACGGTGCCTTTGGGCTTCGATCCTGCCCACACTTCGTCACTGCAACTTAATCCAATATCTGTTCCGTCGACACTATCTAGAGAGCGTTCCAATACTGTGTTGCCATTCTCATCTTCAATTTGAATAGTGCCGGCATCGCGACTAACTCCATTAATATGACCCATGTCATCGCACTCGTACCACGAGCCTGGAGGAAACGGAAGCATGTCTAAATCTAAACCCATGTCTTCAACGGTATCTTCATCGCCCCAAGCAATTTCAGATAAGTCAACTTGGTTATCATTACAGTAGTCCCAAATCTTTTTGTCTACTGTGCCCATAACCTTTTCGCCGCCATACCCCCACATACTAATTTTGTATGTGCGTGGTGTGAACTTTAGAACTTCAATTAGACGTTGTTGTTCTGCTAGATGCTGTGCTTCTAGTTCTTCTTTAGTTGGTTCTGGAGCATCGCTAGGAGCAAATGGCCATGAGCCTTTAGGATTAGTTGTCATGTTTTATTATACCTTTATGTATGAAATTTGTCAAGTCCTCTTTAACAATACTCCAAGACCCGTCGTTGTTATCAACCCAATTTAAACAATCGCCTTCTTTCCAGCCAGCTTCGTCCAATAAGTCCTGCGGTAATGGTAAAATACCATCTTCGCTAACTGTTATAGTCCAAGATTTCAAGTTATATATCCTGACTTATCGTGATTTCTTCTGCGTTCTTCATCCAGCTTTTCTTTGATCATTTTTCTACATTCTACTCTAACTTGAGGAGGTACATCAGGAAGAAAATCTATATCTCTACAGTTATAGTATCTGCCAGATGGTTCTCCCCAATTGTTGATAGCAATCAAAAATACTGCTATAAACGCTACGATGATTATTAATATATTTTTCATACGTAGTCACTAACTAATAACTGACACAACAGGCCCTGATGATCATCATTAAAGACAAAATTCATATAGGTATCTGTTAGCTCTGTGGTATACTTGTCCCCAGGTAGACCAAATCGTTCTATGACTGATATAGTGATTTCGTCCCAAATAGGAATACTACCTGCCTTAGGACTCCACGGTACATGCACAGTTACCATTTTTTATAGTTGCCTCTTTCTGGAATAACATGACGCACACCACCTGTGGGATCTTCCATATCGCCGTTGCGTCGAGGAATTAAATGAACGTGTGGATAAGGCACAGTCTGTCCAGCAGCTTTGCCCCAATTCATTCCAATATTAAATCCATCCCATTCACCTGTCTTGACTTTTTCCTGTCCTATTCTAAGAGCATCGGCAAAACAATCTTCGATAACTCCAACGGCTGAATATTTAGGCACAAATAACAAATGCCCTTCTGTTACGGGATATTTGTCTTTGAATATAGCAACATGGAAGTCGTCTTGTACAACATCGTTCCAAGGAGCATCACCAGCGTCACGGGCGTCATCTAATGAATAATGTAAGTTCATCGTTTGTATTCCTGTTTTTCTTTAGGAAGATCGTCTTCACGAATAACAAACTCTCTGCCGCCTAAGCTACCAACAAATGCTCGAGTACGTTCGGCGTAAGCCAATCGAAGTTTAATAGTTTGAAATGCCACTTCTAAAAATGCCTTGGGCTTGTAACTTAGTACATGCATATCAAAATCTTTGCCTGCATCAGTACAGCGAACTTTGATTTTTGAATCAATCATTTAGTCCACCAATCTTCCCAAGGAAAATCAATCCATACATCTTTTTCGGCTTTGTTAACTTCCATTCCAACATAATCCATCTTGACATTGCACTTGCTGGCGAGATTATCTACCAACACAGCAAATTTAACATTATTGTTCCATACTTCTTCCCAGGCTGGATCATCTGGAAAGCAACCACTAGGCCAATCTTTCATGATCCAGTTCAGTGTTGTGCCTTGATCATTAATATCATCGACGATCAATATATTCTTGTACGTGCCTCCATTTTCTAAGAGATCGCTGGCAGCTTCTAATATGCCTGCAACGTCAACAGGATTTTCTATAAACCTTTCTCTAGAATTAGGACCTAGTGCATCCTCGGCCATCCAAAGATTGCTTTCAGGACCAATCTCACTGTCACGCAGGCTTACATTTAAAGTATGTAAGGGAATATTAAAATATTGACTGATCATTACAGCAGGAATCAATCCTCCTCGAGTAATGCCTACGACATAATCGGGTCGCCACGTTCCTGTAGCAAGCTCTCTACAAATCTTGCCGACCAATCCATTTACTTCATGCTGGGTGATTTTGAGTTTGTTCATTTCTATCCTTGAGATATTGTTCGTGTTGTATCCATTTATTGTTGACTAAAAATCCCCATTCACGTTTATGGGGGCCTGGCATAAACAATGTCCAGGCAGTCACGCCAGGTTTAAGTTCGATGCGATGATAGCTATTAGAACCACAAATACGGAAGTGACCAGGACCGCGCCAATGCTTAGTTTCTCCAACCATTTGGCCATTTTCAAAATTAGGAGTGTATTCATAGTAACCACCTTTGAGTATTAGTGTAGCATAGGGCCAAGGGTGATCGTGTACATCATCGGGATCGCCCTTGAGAAATTTGTGTAAAAATACATTAAATGGAAAACGGTTTCTTTCTTTCAAGAATAGATAGAACCGTTCTAGATACGGTTCATTATTGACTCGATCATAAATGATACGCTTACGGCCTAAACGTTCAAGCAGTTTCAAAAACATTATTAACTTCTTCCTTGAGATATCTTATCAGTTCTTTATCCGTGGGCGACACACTATAATTGTTCTTATAGAAAACTTCATAGCTGTCGCTTCCGTATTTTCCAATGCCATATAACATTGTAGCATCATTTCCGTCCCAAGTCAAATAGTCTTGACTCATTTTAATCAACCGAGTATATCGGACATTAACCATTCCCAACGGTTGGATTATGCTTTTGACAAACTCTTCTTCTGCGTGTAATAGTGCTAATGCTGTGGGAAACCAATATAGGAATTCGGGCAGCGTGGTCTTTACAGCTTTGCGTCCAGTTTGGTTCAACATGATCACGCCAACAAAATGCTGCCAGGCATCATCTACTTGTTGTTGCACCATTAGATCGTCACGCAGTGGTTTGATCATTCTACACCTTCACCAAACCAATCGTCTACTTGCCGCTCTGCTTCATCTTGGGTCATTGCATGAACAAAAATACGAGCAGGCTTGCCTACAGTATGTTGAATATTGAATTTTACAACACCAGCAGGAATAAGTTCCCAATCTCGTTCTACAATAAACTCTTGTAGATTTTTAGCACGAAATATTAGATTGTCTGTAATGTCTTTTGCAGTATTCATTGCTGACCTCGAACGATATTTTTGTTCACGATTTCGTCATCGCTACGCATTTGATCTTCCATGTACAACATCAATTGATGTTTATACATATCTTCTGACAGCCCATGCCACCCAATACATTTGCCCGTAGGTGATCGACCGCAGCCGCAACGACCGATGTCTTCTGCATTTTCTTTAACTCTTACCTGCATGTCTTTATCCTTTTTAAAAATTAAGTCCCACCTGTTATCAAATTCGTTCTGACTAACACTGAATGGTCTTGCTTTAGATCCTTTTCCGCCGTCTCCCATAATTACCTCGGTGAAAACTCTTGTTGCATCTTAATGTTGTCAAAGAATTCTTTCTTTGTGCTTTGGTCGTCCTTGAACGCACCTTTTAATACTGTGGTCTGTGTAAGACTACTGTGTGCCATAATTCCGCGATTCTCACAGCATCCGTGGGTGGCTTGAATATACACACCTAGGTCTTTGGCACCTGTGGCTTTTTCGATTTCCCTAGCAATGTCATTGCAAAGTTCCTCCTGGAGTTCGTAACGGTCCACCGAATCATTTGGAAACGCTGTTGCATCTGGTGCTGGGTCATATCTTGCTGCCATTATTTCATTAACGTACATCTTAGCAAGCCTGCGGGCTGTGCCTTTCGAGTTTGGATCATTCTCTCTATCAATGAGCAATGCGTCTAGCACTTGTTCAAATGCCGGAGTTGCTTCGTCGATTAGTTTTTCTAAATCACCTTCGTGCAAATAGTCACTAATATTGTCGCCGGCCCAGAAACGTTTACCTTCACGTTTCATTTTAAAGCGAATATGATCGCCTAGGTATGCTTCTTGATATCCGCCATCGCCTGCCATTGCGTCCAGGCCTGTTAGTTTTTTATCTGTCAATTAAATTTCTCCGAGTTAATGTCGTGGATGACACGTATTATATTATTTTAACATCTCTAATAGTTTATTGCAACTAAAAAAGTTTTCTTTTAGTATATCTACCTGTTTATTTAGGCTAGGTAGTCGAGTTCTGTAATTTTCCATATGCTCTATAATCGTTTTACAGATGTCTGGGCGATATACAGTATAGGCCTCAAATGACTCAGTCCACTTACTAGGATATTTAAATGTGTCTAACGCCATTTCGCTGTAACTGAGTCTATCCGGTACCATAGGAATAGCATCTACTAGAGCACCTTCGTACCAACTAATGCCCAGAGTCTCTTGCAAGTTAGCACTGAATACGAGTTTAGCTTCGCCTAGTAAATTATGATATTCGTTTTTAGTAAGTTGTTGATCTTGACACACAACAAATTCGTATTGTGGTAAGTGTTCTTTGAGATCTCTAAAAATCTCAACTTGTTTTTCTGGAGCAATACGGTGCGGAAATAAGATAAGATCACGTTTGGGCATGTTCTTATACATGTTCAATGTATCTCCCATATACTCCATGGGCCATCCTGTGCGTACAACCTTGTTGTTGAACACAGTATCCTCTATCACAGTCTTATACATTGTTTGTCTACGATCTGGATCTGCTTGGATCAAGTTTTTGTAAAACATATGAATGTGAAAGTCTGTGGCAAAGTAGTTGTGATCAAAAGCATAGTAGAATGATTTCTCAGCGTGTCTGACCCAAGGCTTATCTCCAACAAGACGTCCTAGGAAGTCTTGCGGATCATAACTGCCAGCATGCCATAGACCGTGTGTTGTTACAGGAATCTGTAACAGTTCACTCATGTACTTTAAGTTTATAATGCCCGGATGCCAAGCATCAGTAAAAATAAAGTGGTCGCCGGGATGAACGGATCCGCTGCAAAACAACCGACCCATCTGTTCAACTTGTGCAGACTTGTATATATTGGTGCCACCAAAATTAAGAAAAGCACCAGGAGTAGTGGCTGAAGGAATATCCTCAGGGCCAGAGATAATTTGAACATCATGTCCTGCCTTTTTAAGCAAAGCTGGCACATGAGTTTTCCACTGACCTGTGTATCGTGTCTCAACTGCTTCTAGATCAATAAGGAAAACTCGTGCCATTAATTAACCTCTCTTCTGAAAGTTTGGTCTGTTGCCTTGATATGGACGTCTTGGCCGCTTACTGGCAAGAAACGATCCATAGTTTTGACTGTCTCTACGATAGAGATCCGCAGGGTTGAAATCGCAGAGTTGAAATCTGCACCAATCGTGGTAGGCCTCTAGGTCTTCCCACACTTTCACAACGTCAGGACGATTTTCAAAGTACCTGTAGTCCTTGTAGTTTTTCATCGATGTTCCTTTTAGTATTTGATGAATGAACCATTTTCTCCGTCTTCGGAGACCTCAATCCAAATCTCACGACCTGGATACTTATTGGAGATAGTGTCATACAAATCGCCTGACATCATCTCGCAACTCTTGTAGTCTAGTTGGAGTGTACCTTCTTTGTAAAGGTTTTCCAACCAGCGTTTAAACTGGATAAATTCAATATCGCGGTCATCGTGTGTGACACCAATCCACACTTTAAAGTGGAAGATGTGACGATGCGGATAGCCTAGGAAACTTACATCGTACTCATCGCCTGTGGCCAGGTTAGAGTCTGTAAGTGCAGCTGGATATTTGTGCATACCTTCTTTGCGGAAGGTAACCCAAATCATTTTGTTAGGGCGTGTGTCTTGTCTAATAATCATTTTACGTTCTTTGCAGTTATTGGACCTTTACCTTGAAGTCCGAAGTTTTCTTTAATTGCAGTTCCGCAAAGTGTACGTTGATATGATGCACCTTCTGCGGGACCTTCTGTAGTAAATCTAAGTTCAAAACATATTGTAGCACACTCTTCAATGAGAAGTCTAGCAAATCTTTCCTGATCAACAATAGGAACGCCCATAATGTCGTCTGTTGACTTATTTAGAATTTCTTGAATCTGCGGGTTCATCGTAGACTCTCCATGGTGATAATCTTGGATAATTCTTCTCCGAGATCTTTGTCGTCTGTGACTATGTGTAGACTGTGACGGTGGTCGTCTCTTTGACGATCGTATTTGGTAGTTTCGATAATAGTCCCGCCACCGGCACTGTAGACATTTAATCTAAATGACTGTGTTTGAATATTCGGACCTTCTTCGTCAATGCTGATAGCATTACCGTACTCGGCTTCATCGTTGTCGTTCATCAGCCAGTTGCGAATTCTTTGTTTAATGGTTAGTTTCATAGGTCTTTCTTCTACGTATTGTCTTGCACGTTTTATTTGATTAGCACCAGTAATCCTCGGAATCCTTCTTGGAACCTTTGCTGTTGATGCTACTGCGTATCCACCGCTCATTTGATAATCTCATCCTTGCCATATTGATCCCAATCTGTGAAGCGATCTCTTCCCAGAAGGTCCTGTAGGTTATGACACCACACCCCAGGATTAGTTGCAGAAAAATCTTTATCATCAATCTTTAGTGTAGCATTATAACCTAATTGATTTAGATAAGGTAATTTTACACTGATCTGCGGAATAAATCTACGCTTTTCGGTAAGACCGCTTTCAAGCAATCCTTCCGTTTCACTAACATCAAAGTCCAGCGTACACCAAAGATCATATTCACTGTCAAGGCAGACATATATCATATTCTCCCAAGGACGCCATGTTTCTGCATCATTAACACCGTTGGTCTTAAAACTTTGATTAGCACCAAAGTAGATATGTGTAATATGTTTACGTTGATCAGTATATGATCTAGATTCTTTTACAATATCTAAAATTGTGTAAGGATCGTGAACACCTACTACAAACAGAGTTTGCATTCCGTAAGCAGGAGTCTTTTCGATCTCTACACCTGTAAAGAATGTAATGCTGTCTGAGACACCTGACTCATAATTTCTTTTCATCGTTTAAACCAGTTTTTGATTGAGTTAAGTAAGTTGAGATACCGGAAGTGATAATCAGTTAAGAACGGAGTTCGATGCGGACATCTGCCCTGCGACCAATTGCAGTCGATCATGATCTCTTTCCTGCATGTGTCACATTTCATAATTCTAATCCGTTTCGTTTTGCTTCTTGTTGGGCCTGTGCTTCTTGCATCACTGCTTCGTGCTTATGTTTAAGTATAACAATATCGTCCTTTAAACGCAACCTCTGTTTCTTCAATTCTTCTATTTTTAAATCATCATAGATGCCAGTTTTCTCCATACTGTCTATCTGTTTGTCCAAAGCTCTATGCGCTTCTTCTAGATGCTTGATTCTATTTTGATACATACAGTCTCCTTATTCTGCAACCAAACTGTTTAAGTCGTCATCGTCTGGATTAGCAAAGTCAATTTCTCCAGACTTCTTGCCATCTCCAAAATCAAATAAGTTATTGAATTCATTTGCAGCAGGACCGCCTTGCAGTCTAGCACCTTCAAGGCTCTTCAAAAACTGTCCAGCGGTCTCGATCATTTGGAACGCTTCTGCTTTGGTTTTAGTGTTGAATAGTTCAGCGATGAAGTTATTGAAGTACAAGATCTTGCGTGGAACCCATTCACTGAATTCAATTTCTTTCTTGCCTTCGATACCCCATGTACGCCAATCTGGATTAAATCTAGTGCATTCAATATCCATTAACTGTTGAGCACGTTGTACAGCTTTGATATGACATTCTACATTGTGTCCCATCATTAGGGCATAAGCAAAACTATCCCAAGAAGTTTTGTTTGGTATCTTGCCTAGTTTGTTAAGTCTAGGCGCAGTATGATAGTGTTCTGGATTTAAATGATCAAATTTCTTACCGTTAAGTTCTTGATCACTCTTTCTAACACCGTAATCGTAATACGCAATATCACCCATTGTCAAGCGGCTTGCAAATTCACTTTCAAACGGAAACGGAATATCACTTCCTGACAGCCCTTTGTTATCTGGAGCCTTGTCCATGATAACTGACCAACGCTTGTTGGTATGTTGAGCATTGGTATAGACAAGTCCGTGAGCAGTAGCAATAAACGGTGATGCACAGTCAAAGCTGATTGTAAGCTCTGGATTAATGTGTTTGCGTATCTGTCTTTGTATCTGTGTGAGATAACATGACCAATCTAATTGTGCAGTGCCCAAGAAGTGGATCCAGTTCTTGCCAGTAAGCATGCCTTCATCACGCATAGTCATTAGACGCTTAAGGGTGATGTCCATCTTGCACATATTAGCACCGCCCATGGCCCAGCCTTCGGCTTCAATGCCAGCATATTTGCCGTTGGGATCTGAAAACTCCTTAACACCATTGTACCATTTCTCGGCAGTGTCCCAGTCCGATCCCTGTAGCACGTTCAACCATTTAGTTTGACCTAGTCTATTTTTCAAGAAATAATCGTTGTTATAGCGAGTCTTGTCTAGGCAGTCTTCAAATGTTTTTAACCCGGTCTTTGGACTATGGATATGATCACAAGCCCAAGTCGGAACGTCCAGCATCATAGACCAATCGGCTGTGAGTTCCAACCACTCTAGAATCTTTTGACGAGTTTTAGTAGCCTCTGGACCTTCGAAGTTTAGCCAATCAAACTTCAACACACCTTTACCGATCTGATATCCACCGGAGTCACCTAGAATCATGGTCTTTGATCTATCACGCTGTTGGATCATTGATTCTTGATCCATTGACTTTTCTAAGTCAAGTTGTGCGTGACCTGCTGAATACAATGCATACTTGTAGTAGAAGTAGCCTTGTTCTGGATTTAGAAAGTTCATTCCTTCAATGCCGCGATCGAACCCGTTAGGAATACGATCCTTGGGGACAAATTCTTCTAGTCTCTGTTTGGCAACATACG